GGGCGCGTTTTCAGGCGGCGGGCAAGACCTGGCGCAGTGAATTTTACACCACGCTAACCCAGCGCTTCCCGGACGGCATCCCCGCCGACCAGGTCGACGCCCTGGGTGATGAGCTGATGGCGCAGACGGGCGATGTGGTGGTCACCCTGGCCAGTCACGGTTAACGGGAGGCCATCATGCTGAAACTGAAAACCCTGTTACAACAACACAACCTGACGCAAGCAGCACTGGCCCGCGCGCTTGACCTTTCCGAGGCGACGCTGGCGCAGATAGTCAATCATCACCAGTGGCCAAAGCAGGACACCGACGCGCTAAAACACCGTATCCGGGCCTGGCTGCGTGACCAGGGTATCGCGGCGGACGACTGCTTTGACGAGGTCACGCCCGACGGCAAGGAAAATCGCACAACACCTAGCAACGAGGAGGACACCATGTTACTGAAAAAACAGGTATTAACCCCTGCCACCAAAAAGCATTTTGGGCTGTTTCGCGCCCCGTTTGATGACAACGCGATGCAAGGTCATGACGATGTTTTTTTAACCCCGGAAAGCCGTTATGTGCGCGAGGCGTTGTACCAGACCGCCCGTTATGGTGGCTTTATCGCGGTTATCGGGGAATCCGGCTCGGGTAAAAGCACGCTGCGACGTGACCTGACTGACCGTATTTATCGGGAAAACGCCCCCGTGGTGGTGATTGAACCCTACGTGCTGGCGATGGAAGACAACGACCATCAGGGTAAAACCCTGAAAGCCGCCAGCCTTGCCGAGGCTATTGTCCATACCCTGGCCCCACTGGAAAAGCTCAAACGCTCGCCGGAGGCCCGCTTTCGTCAGTTACACCGACTATTAAAAGACAGCAGCCGGGCCGGGTACAGCCATGTGCTGGTAATTGAAGAAGCCCACTCTCTGCCCATCCCGACCTTAAAGCACCTCAAACGCTTCTTTGAGTTAGAAGACGGCTTTAAAAAACTGCTGTCCATCGTCCTGCTGGGACAACCCGAACTGGGCGACAAGTTATCCGAGCGCCTGCTGGCGGTCAGGGAAGTGGTACAGCGCTGCGAAGTGATTGACCTGCCGCCGCTGGATGAACACCTGACCGACTTTCTTGATTTTAAGTTTAAACGCGTCGGCGGCGACATGAACAACGTCCTCGGCCCGGATGCGATACCGGCACTGCGTCAACGCCTAAGCTGGCTGCGCCCGAAAAAAGACACACCGGTCAGCCTGCTTTATCCCCTGGCTATCGGCAATCTGGTGACCGCTGCCATGAACCTGGCGGCGCAAAACGCCATCCCGGTTATCGATGCCAATATTATTCACAGTGTGCATTAAAGGAGGCTTTTATGCTCAACCCCGCCGTGACCATTAAAAACCCGTCAGCGATGACCTACTAGGCCATCCAGCAACAGTTCAGGCAATGCCTGTCGTTGATGGACAAACTCAACCAGGAAGGTTTTATCGTCAGTCAGTTTACCGTTGATGGCTATAGCCGTCCGACCCTTACTCTGCTGCATGACCGACGGTGTGATGCGTTACATAAAAAGGGGCATGCGGTTCGCTATGCCCTGGGCACTGACCATCAGGGCCGCTGGGAAAAATACCAGTTCCTGCAAGATAACTGCCGAATCACCTGGGAGGTACGTTAATCATGAAAACACGACCTGTCCGTATTACCGCTCGCCAATCGGTTTATCTGGCCAAAATCGTGGATATTACCGAACAGGACTATGAGACCTATTTATCGATTTGCGAAAACTGCCGTGATGTTGATGAACAAGACCAGCGTCTTGGTGAAATAGCGGCCCGATACAACATGAATTTATTTGAGCATATTCAATACAGCGACGCCCTTGAAGACATTATTTTCGAGCGCGTTTAATCCCCGACATTTTAATTAAAAGGTAAAAAAGATGGCAAAGAAAATAACGCGGCTTAAAGCCGCGGCGGGTGCCTGCACGCCGCAAACCCGCGAACAGGTGATGGACGATATTAAACGGCTGGGTGATATCCAGCGGGAAATGACCCGGCTGGAGACGCAGATTAATGATGAAATCGCACGGTTAACCCATCAGCATGCGGCTGATATTGAGGCCATGAAAGCCCGCATCACCCTGTTGCAAAAAGGTATCCAGACCTGGTGCGACGCCAACCGGGAGGGGCTGACCCAAAACGGCAAAACCAAAACCGTTAACCTGATAACCGGCGAGGTGTCATGGCGTAACCGCCCGCCGTCCGTTTCGCTAAAAGGGATGGACGATATCCTGCAGGCGCTGGAAGAAAACGGGCAACACCACTGCATTATTCGCAAGGCGCAGGTGGATAAAAATGCCCTGCTAAAAAATCAGGATACCATCCGGCCCCTTAATATTCGCGGCATTACCTTTCATCACCAGCTTGAGGATTTCATTATTACGCCCTTTGAGCAGGAGGTGCAGTAATGCGCGCCTGGTATAACGACACTGCCCCCTATGTGGGGCAGTGGCTGCGAAACCTGATCGCCGCCGGGCATATTGCGCCTGGTGATGTCGATGAACGTTCAATTGAGGAGATTAAACCCGATGAGTTACAGGGATACACCCAGTGTCATTTCTTCGCCGGTATCGGCACCTGGTCATACGCCCTGCGAAAAGCCGGATGGCCCGATGATAAACCCGTGTGGACAGGCAGTTGCCCGTGTCAGCCTTTCAGCGCGGCAGGCAAGGGAAAGGGATTTGCTGACGAGCGGCACTTATGGCCCGCGTTCTTCCACCTCATCCAGCAGTGCAAACCTGGCGTTATCTTTGGTGAGCAGGTTGTAAGCCTTGACGGACTCGCTTGGCTCGACCTTGTACAAACTGACCTGGAAGCAGCGGGCTACGCGACAGCAGCACTTGATTTATGCGCTGCGGGCTTCGATGCGCCGCATATCAGACAACGACTCTACTGGATGGCCTACGCCCACTGCGCGAGACTGGAAGGATGGCAGGAAATGCAATGTACCGATCAAATCCAAGTTAGGGCGAGTGGTTTGGTTGGCCGGCTGGCCGACGCCCCAAGCGATAGACAGCAACGCCGGGGTGAGAGCGCCGAGATTGAAAAAGGACGGAAACCGCAATCGAATGTTGGAAGGGAGCTACCGCCAGGATTTGAAAGACATTCCTTACCTCATCAACAGTGCGCCACCGTATCTGGAATTGCAGGAACCAACCGCTTGCCGACTAACGGCTTCTGGCAAGAGGCTGACTGGCTCTGCTGCCGCGATGGCAAGTGGCGGCCAGTTGAACCCGGCACATGCCCGCTGGCTGATGGGATTGCCGCCAGAGTGGGACGACTGCGCGCCTACGGTAACACCCTCAATGCACCACAGGCCCAGCACTTCATCACTGCTTGTATGCACGCCCTGACCCTAGGCACCACTAAAACAATCCCACCGTCAAACGTCATTATCACGCCCCTGGCGCTGGAGGTCACCTCATGAGCTATCAGGAAATAAAACATCTGCGCCGTCAGATTGAAAAACGCCTTAACCGCGCCATGCATCATCTGCGGGCAGACCATTCCGCCGCTGCGTATTTTGAATTTCAACATGCCTTCGAGATATTGGCAGAACTCATCGTCACTCTAGATAAGGAAAACCCGTTATGAGTATTACCTGCATCAGCTGCCATCAGGCAACCCGTCACCTGAATCCTACCCAGGCCGAGATTACCCAACAACCGGAAAGCGGCGAGTGGGGAATTGACCTGCTACTGGCCTGCCCACACTGCGGACAGCTATATAGCGCCTGGGTACTTAACTGGGATGTCGTGCCACTAAAAGGTATCACGGCAAATTCGCCATCAACGCCACACACTCACCATAAACCCGCCGATTAACGAGGAGGACATTACCATGTGGATATTAATTTTGGCCATGTACGCCAGTCCTTATAGCGATAATGCCTTTTCCACTCTGCATACACAGGAATTTGACACGGAAACCGCCTGTCAACAGGCCGCTAGACTGTTTGCGGAAAAATTTGAAACCTTCAAGGATATTGATGCCAGGGCAATTTGCGTAAAGAAGTCATAGCAGAAAAGCGGCATGTAAACCATTCAATTGTATAATAACGCTATTCATTTTATAATCCTTCAAAACCCGAAGGATTATTTTTTGCTCACCGCATAAGGAACCCTGACCCCAACCACAACGATAAAGGACGCACCGATGACCCGACAAAAGTACCTGCAGTTAATCCATATTGCCGCCCACAATCTCAAGCTGGACGACACGACTTACCGCCAGATGCTGAACAGGCTAACCGGGAAAACATCGGCAAAAGCCCTGAATATCGGTCAACTGGCTCAGGTGTTAAACGCCCTGAAAGCCAAAGGCTTCCGTATCCAGCCCCATCACGCCACTACAAAAAAGCAGACTGACCGTCCGCAAATCCAAAAAATACAGGCCCTGTGGCAGGCAATGGCTTACGAGGGCATTGTCCGGGATACGTCAGCAACAGCCCTTGCCCACTTTGTTAAACGGGAAACCGACTGTGATTCACCTTACTGGCTGGATAACCAACAGGCCAGCAAGGTTATCGAGAAACTCAAGCAGTGGCAAAAACGCGTGGCGAGGGCAACATCATGCTAGAGAATACCTTTCGTAGCAAAGGGCCGGAGTTACTGGTTGAGCTGGCCGAACACACCGCCCAGACCGTCAGGCAGATTATCGACGTT